GTTGGCCGAATATCAATAGAACATTATCGCCTGATAATAAACCTAATGTGTTAAGATTAGACCAGTTATGGATTAACTTTCAACACAAATACGATTTCAATCCACCACACGACCATAGTGGTGTTTTTAGTTTTGTTATGTTTGGTGATATAGACGAAAAGATATTTACTGAAAATGTACCACCTACTAATTCGCAAGTCGCAGGTAAACTATGTTTTACATATGGCGAAAAGATTTCAGGCTTACAAGCAAATAACTTTACGGTAGAACCTTATAGAGGTTTGATGTATGTTTTTCCTGCAACACTTCAACACTATGTAGCACCTTTTTATACTGACTACGAAAGAATTAGTATAAGTGGTAACTATGTACTACAAAATCCAGGACAAAATATACAACCGATGTCTGAAGAACAAGTAAAAAAATTAAATCTAACATAATGACTTACGAAGCAATAGTAATAGCCATATTTGTGTCTTTATGGATTATGGGGCAGTTTTAATGGATACAGAAATAATAGAAAAGATAAAATTTGTTTTAAAAGATAAAATCGCACCATCAGTAGCGGCTCACGGTGGTAAAATTGAATTTAAATCTTTTGAAGACGGCAAATTAAAACTAATGATGGCAGGTAGTTGCGCTGGTTGTGCAATGTCTCAACTTACTTTAAAACAAGGAGTTGAAAGTATGATGAAACATTATGTACCAGAGGTCACTCATATTGAAAGTGAAGACGACCCAACAGCAAAAGAACAAGGTTATACACCTTACGCTTAATATTAAGACGCTAACTTCATCAATGAATACGGAACGGTCCATTTGCCACGACCATCTTCCATAACAACAGCTTTCTTCGGGTTACATTTAACAATAACACCTTTGTGTTGTTTACCATTAGGTCTGCCAAATATTACTTTAGCACCAACAGCAAATTTGTTAATGTCTTCAGCTTTTGCTTTTGCAATACAAGCCTCAACAATGTATAAGTGTTCTTTATGACTAGGTTCTCTAATCCATTCCAACACTTTATTTAAATCATTAAATTTCACTTCTGACATAATATACTCCTTTTAGTTAAGATATAAAGGTCCTGTCCATTGGATCATATAGTTTCCAGATAGAACATTTCCTCTAGGTTGATTTAATGCAGGTGCATTGTAACCAGCAGGTTTCAATATATCACCTTTTTTAAAATGTTTAAAGTCTTCTTTTACGATAAATGCAAATACACCATTTTCTCTTACAACTTTAATGTATTTCTTTCCTTGAGAAACTTTAATTAAAGAATCCCATTTATCAACTTGTTCTTTTGAATAACCAGTAAGTTCTTTTCTACCATCAGAAGTAGAACACCTTACATAGTCTTGTTTAGCACCTTCCATCAGGTTCTTAACACCTTCTTCTAGTGTTTTAGCAGTTTGATTTACTTTTATCATAGTGTTTATTCTCCCTGTTATTGATTATCAATGTCTTTTGATTGAAAATAAAAAGTTGCAATCGCTGAAACTATCGTAATTGCGAACATTACGAAAAACATTGTCCAGTTTTCTTGTCCTAAACAATGACCACCGCAATCTTCTATTGCACCTACAGCCATTATTGCACTTAATATAGTTATTATTGAAAAAAATGATGTCATTTTTTGTCCTTTCATAGTGTTTGTTAACATATACATACTAATATACCATAGTTAACGAAAGGTGTCAAGCAAAAAATGAGCATTTTTTCAAAAAAATACATAATTTTTGCGTTTTTTGTACTATTTTTGTTCTCTGGATGTTCTCTTTCCTTACAAGATTGTAAAATTTTCCCAAATATGCAAGATAATCCGATTGACAACAAGTTTCAAAGAGATAGTATTAAAAAAACTTTAAAACACGGCGGTGTTTACACGCAATTTAAATGTAATTTCTAAAAAATACCATAAATATACAAAACGAATGGGAGGTTTATGGCAAGAAAAGGAATTTTTGGCGTAAGTTTATATACTAAATCAAAACCGAAGAAGACAAGTCAAGGAAAACGAAAAAGAATGGTTAAATTTAGTTCAATGAACAAGTCTAAAAAGAGAAGTTGGAAGGCTTATAGAGGACAAGGTTAATGGAAGGCGAATTTAAGATTAAAGTAGGTAGAAGTATCTACACTTACACTAATTTTGACGATATACCACAAGAGATTGGTGCTGTTATTTCATTTAATCCTAAATATCCAGAAGAACCTCATACAGAAGAAGAACATAAGTTAATAGAAACCTTTAACGACAAATTACAGGAGCTAATGAAACGGGAATGCCGTCGGTTACGAGAATAGGAGACAAAGATGTTACCCATTGTAGTACACCTGCAAGAGCACAAGGTTCGCCTAATGTGTTTTGCAATGGTATTGCAATAAGTAGACAAGGTGATAATAATACTTCACACTTGTTACCACCAGTACCTTGCCCTGCACACTCAGCACCTATAGCAACTGGTAGTACTACGGTATTTGTAAATGGTAAAGGTTGTGGTCGTGTAGGTGACGCAATATCGGGTTGTACAAGTGTTGCTGAAGGTTCGCCTAATGTGTTTGCTGGTTAGTGTATAAATATTAGTGTTATGGCAAACTATGATAGTAAATCTTCAACTAGTAAAGACAGGGTAACCAGGATATATTCTGATTTAGACCTTGACTTTATGCGTAATCATACGACAAGCGATTTAACAAAGTTAGAAGATGTTGAAGCTGTAAAAAGAAGTGTTAAAAATTTAATACAAACAAATCATTATGAGAGACCTTTTCATCCTGAAATAGGTAGTGATGTAAGAGCATTATTATTTGAAAATATGACACCTCTTACTGCATTAAATTTAGAAAGAAAAGTACAAGAGGTTTTAACTAACTTTGAACCTAGAGCAAAGATAACTTCAGTTGTAGCAGAACCGATTGAAGATAAAAATAGTTATCACTTACAAGTTTCTTTCTATGTTGTAGGTATACAAACACCAGTTGTCGTAGAAACATTTTTACAAAGGTTAAGATAAAATGGCAAGCACAAAATTAGACATATCAGAATTAGACTTTGACGCAATTAAAGTAAATCTAAAAAACTTTCTATCTAAACAGGCAGAATTTTCAGACTACAACTTTGAAGGAAGTGGTTTTGCAATCTTACTTGATTTACTAGCATACAATACACACTATCTAGGTTTTAATGCTAATATGTTAGCAAATGAAATGTATCTGGATTCAGCAGATATAAGAGCAAATGTAGTTTCACTTGCTAAGATGTTAGGTTATACTCCTTCGTCAGCAAAAGCACCAGTTGCTTCAGTTGACATAGTTGTTAATGACGCAACAGGAACAACTTTAACAATGAATAAAGGACAAACTTTTACAACTTCTGTTGATGGTATAACTTACAACTATATTACAAATGAAGATTTAACAACTTCACCTGTTGATGGTGTATTTAAATTTTCAAATGTTTCTTTATTTGAAGGAACACCAACAACATTTAGATATACGGTTGACGAACAAGACCCAGACCAAAAATTTATTATACCAAGTATAAACGCTGATACAGCTACATTAAAAGTAAAAGTACAAACAAGTTTACAAGATACTTCTTCAAGTGTCTATTCACAGGTTACAGGTTTAACAAAACTATCAAATGAAAGTAATATCTATTTCTTAAATGAAACAGATACAGGTAAGTTTCAAGTAACCTTTGGTGATGGCATACTAGGTAGAAAACCTAGTCAAGGTAATATTGTAATATTAGAATACATTGTATCAAATAAATCTCAATCAAATGGTGCAAGTACTTTTGTACCTGCAGGTTCTATTGGTGGTTTTTCTAATATAACAATTACAACAAATAGTGCTTCGCAAGGTGGTAGTGAAGCAGAAACAAAAGAGAGTATTCGTTTTAATGCACCTTTACAATACACAGCGCAAGACAGAGCAGTAACCACTTCTGATTATGAAACAAAAGTTTTATCAGTTTATCCTAACGCACAATCAGTTAGCGCTTGGGGCGGTGAAGATGACGAAACACCTATCTATGGTGTTGTTAAAATTGCAATCAAAGCT